GTAACATATAACCAATCATATTCATTATACAAAGAATTGGGAATGATAAAACACTCCCCATCAATTGGCCTTTTTCTTGTTTAATCTGTAATACCACCTTACCACCTTCCTCATATTCAATAATATGGTTACCTAAAACTTTCAGGCATACCTCACCATACCATTGGGGGGCTTTTACTCTCTCGAGAATCATTTTAAGAATCCTTTGACTCAACCATGGATTGAGCCCATCAGTGGCTGCTGAATAATCACCACTAATGTACATTGCTCCTTCTTTGAATTCAATACGTATTGGACGCAATGATTGTTGGTTCCTGTCTACTCTAACCAGATCTGTAAAGATCGGTTTGTCCCATTCACAGATGAGTTTCACAACATCATCTATAACCTGACAGTCCACTTCCTTGCCTACTAACTCGAAAGGCTTCAACCGAAGAAGAGCATTCCACATCGTCCATTGTAAGGACTTTGCAATATACTGATCCACAGCCATACCTTTTGTGAGTGTTCTGACCTTTAAGGGTTCAAGTACTAGGGCTACTGTCGCTAGACATTCATCACCAGGATCACGTATGATCGGGCGGTCCAGCTTAAAGGGTTGGAAATCTTCATTCTCATCTAAGTCCTGAATAATCTCCGAATAAGACATAAATTTTTCAACATCTTCCCTCAATTGAGGTTTAGGAACCATGTCCTCTTCTTGCTCATCATCGGAAAAATCATCGATGATGTTCCCTCTAATCTTCTCATCAACATACAAATCTATATTCTTCACATCTCGTAAAAGATCGGTACGAACTTCTTTCGCACCTAACCTAGGGTGATAAACGTAATGGGAAATATCATCAGAAAAGCCGGTCTTACCTATAACTTCTCTAACATAATCTCTCCCACCACCCTCCTTGACTTTCCTTTCATAAGATGCTGATGAAGAACACTCCTTCATACGTGAGATATCAATTTGATAATCAGGGGGATACATTGCCTTGATAAGACAATCGGCACAAGTAATTGCGCGCTCATGTATCTTCGCAAGAAGAGTTTCCTCTTCTATTGTTGGATTCTCAAAATCTGTATTTCGAAACTTGTTCTTGTACTCTCCATTTAGCTCCTCGTCACCTTCCAAATCTGTTACCTCAAACTTTTCAGAAAGAGATATAGCGTGCTTAATCTTCGCACGTCTTATAAAGGTTTCGGGAACTGTGTTGCAACCCCTTTTAGCCTGTGCCCATGAATTTAAAAAATCCAAGTTATGCTGATTACGTTTTCCTCTTACACGACTAATGATTGCTCTCTTCAATCGACCTACAAAGAAGTAAGGACTTCCAGTGAAACCTTCTGGTTTCACAGGTAGTTCTTGCTCTTCGGAGGCGAAGGTAGAGGCAGCTAGTGGGTAAGCACAAATATATTTCGCATAATCAACGAATTGCACAGGTGTCCACATCAATGCTTCGTTCCAGGGAGCGACTAAGTCACTTTGGTCAAAGACACTGAGAAATTTTTTATTCTCTTTATTCAGAGAATGGGTAGTTGTAAAAACAACCAAAAATGAGAGGGTTAGAGCTGCAACATGCTTCAGAGTTTCGAGACGCTCATACAAATCAAGTTCATATGGAAACGCCTTATTGATTCTCGTGAGTTCTTCTTTAATCAGTTTACCATCAAAAAATTCTTCTTTAACATTATAACTTTCTATAACAGTAACTGACCCGTCAGGGTTTTCCTTCTGACTCTTTACTACTTCCGGCTTGTCTTCCTTACCATCTTCTTTTACAAAAAATAACCTAAAGACAAGCATATCACCGCGTGTTAACGCACGGCGGTGACGTCTCCACAGAGAGTGGGACATACAACAACTCGTTAGTTCCTTCAAATCTAGGGATCGAAGGAAGACCTTTTGGGTCTCCCGTTCGACCGTCGAGTTGATGACCGAGTACGTTGTCATATGCAGGCGCCATTGAGAGTTGTTCGAGAGTAAATTTCGAACTAGCTCAATCTCGTCTGGTGGAGCAATCCAGTGACTTCGTGAACTTGGAAGCCATTTGTTGGCCAATAAATCAAACAACCTCATGAGATTACGTAGTGTATCTT